GATTGCTGCTCTGAAGAAATACTTCGGGTGGGAAGATGGTGATGAGATCATCGTGTGTTCCTGTGGTTTTGCTACAACAATTGCTCCTGTTGTTCAATCTGGTCTGAAACCAGTGTTCGTGGACATCAACTGGGAAGACCTGAACTGGAATATGGATCAGGTGTTCGAAAAGGTCACACCTAGAACTCGTGCAGTCTTCTCTTCACCTGTCCTTGGTAATGCATATGACATGGACAGACTAGTGAAGTTCTGTAAGGCAAAGGGTATTGAGATTATTGCTGACAATTGTGACAGTCTCGGAAGTAAATACAAGGGTGAGTATCTGACCAAACATGCAGTTGCTGCATCTTGTTCTTTCTATCCTGCACACCACATCTGTACCATCGAAGGTGGTATGGTCTCATCTAATATCAAAGGTATTGTAGACCTGGCTCGTAGTTTTGCCTGGTGGGGACGTGGTTGTTATTGTGTCGGACAACAAAATCTGTTGACAAATGGTGTCTGTGGTCGTCGTTTCGATACTTGGTTGGATGGTTACGAAGACATCGTAGATCACAAGTATGTCTTCGCACAGATGGGATACAATCTCAAACCACTCGACATGCAAGGTGCTGTGGGTTCTGTTCAACTCCTGAAGTTTGCAGAGATTCACTCACTTCGTAGGAAGAACAAAGAGAGAATCCAAAAGATCATTGAGACCATTCCTGGTTGTCGTGTTGTCAACGAACGTGAAGACAGTGAGACAAGTTGGTTTGGTGTACCTATTGTATGTGACGACAAGAAACTGAAACACTCTCTTGTCGCTCACCTTGAGAAGAATAAAGTTCAGACTCGTAATTACTTCGCAGGTAACATCCTTCTTCATCCTGGTTACTCACACCTTGATGATGCAATGAAGTACCCCGAGGCCAATAAGGTTCTTAACACTGTGTTCTTCCTTGGTTGTTCTCCTGTCATCACTGATGATATGATTGATTATATTGGACAAGTAGTAGAGGAATTCAAGAATGCTTGATCTATCCAGAGTTACATGCTTTGCGATTGATAATACAAATCGAATAGAAGAAACCATCAAGGCACTTCATACTTGTAAAAGTGTTGCAAACTTTGGGGAGGTCAAGTTAGTAACCACCCCTGAGTATGTCACCAAGTACAAAGACGAACTGTCCTCTGATGGTATTTTAGTAGAGGAACAAGTCAGACCACTGACCAACATCGACGAATATAATTACTATATTCTTTATCATCTTCACAAGCACATTGACACGGAATATGTTCTCCTCATCCAAGATCACGCGTTCATACTTAATCCTGATGCTTGGATGGATCAGTTTTATGATTATGATTACATTGGTGCCCCCTGGCCATATCGAGACAGAGCATTCATCACCCCATACGGTGAACATCAAAGAGTAGGTAATGGTGGGTTCTCGTTCCGATCAAAGAAACTTCTAGAGGTACCAACACATACATGGATTCCATTCAACGTTGCGGAGACTGCACCAGACTTCTACAAGATGTTCGGTAGTAAAAACACAAATGAAGACGGTAACATCACTGTACATAACAAACACTTATATGAAAAGTGTGGGTGTAAGATTGCTCCTATTGAGATTGCAAAGTACTTCTCATACGAGTCCCCAGTTCCTGAGAATCGTGGTATAATTCCCTTTGGGTTCCATAATAACCTTCCACCTGGTGTAGAAGTGGAGGGTTTCAACCCCCGATAAATATTTCAAATTCATTATTACTATGTCATTTGTTTATAATGCACCCACCTTCACTGAGGTGGACAACGTGTTTCCTGAAGGCACAAAGAGAACTGACAAAAACACCGCAGGTTACACTCTCAATCACGTTACTTTTGCTGAACGTATTGAAGAGTTGGGAGGAGAAGGAGATATTCTAGAGTTCGGTGTCTGTAGTGGTGGTACAATCCTCCCTATTGGACAGAAGAATCCATCCCGTAAGGTCTTTGGTTTCGATCACTTCAAAGGTCTGGAGGTCACACAACAACCCACACCATCTTATGCTGGATGGTCGGAGGGTGCATTCCGTATTGGTGACCCCTCTTACACCTGGATTCCAAAGACTGTTGAAGATGTAAAGAGAAAGTGTTCTGTCTCACCTAACATCAAGATCTTTGTCGAAGATGTTCATGACATGGTTGAGAAAGAACCATCTGACTTTGGTATCGGTAAGGTTGGTGCAATTCACATTGATCTAGACATCTACGAACCGACTGTCTCTGCTTTCAAATTCATTGACAAGTGTGAGTGGGATGAACTCTACTTCCGTTTTGATGACTGGCATGGTGATGAACCTGACTACGATCACCATGAGAGAAAGGCATTCCGTGAGTGGTTGGACAAACATGGATACCGTTTCGAGATCTTCGAAGACGGTCTGAATGGTGGAGTCAAGGTATGGAAAAACTGAACTTCAACTTAGAAGTCACTGAACATGGTAACAACCCATTCGACTATTGGATTGTTGACAACTTCCTTGATTACAATGTTGCTAAGGACATTAGTCAACAGTTCCTCAATTATGAGGAAGAGGAGTGGGTTGGTTACGATGGTTGGATTGCTAAGAAGAAGATCTGTAACAAGTGGGATAGGTTCCCACCTCTGACATACAAGACATTCTTCAATCTCCTGTCAGATGAATTCACCGAGAGAGTATCGAAGATGACAGGGTGTGAACCCTTGTATCCTGACATCGGTCTTCATGGTGGTGGTTGGCATATGCATACTCAGGGTGGTAATTTGTCAGTTCACCTTGACTATTCAATTCACCCTAAGATGAATCTTCAGAGAAAGATCAATCTGATCCTGTATCTTGAGGAGGGATATCAAAGTGATTGGGGTGGTGACCTTGAATTGTGGTCACATGATCCTGAGAAAAATAAGCCAGGTCACTGTGTTAAATCGATTGAAGCAAAGTTCAATAGAGCTGTGTTCTTCGACACTACACAAAACTCATGGCATGGAGTTCCAAGTAAATTGAATTGTCCACCAGGTAAAGCAAGAAAGAGTTTTGCCGTATACTATCTGACAGAATTATCAAACACTGCCGTTGATAGATTTAGAGCACATTATGTAGAGACTTAGTATGAAGATGTCGATTGCCATCCCTACCTATGAGTACAATGGTAGGGGTGTTCGTTATTTGAGTGACCTGTTCAGGAGTATCAAATCTCAAACATTGAAAGATGTTGAGATTGTTGTTTCTGATCAAAGTAAAGATGGAAAGATCATGGAGTTCTGTCTTGATAATATCTTTGATTTGAATGTAAGGTATATCAAGAACAGTAAGGGTAGGGGTAACGCTGCACTGAATACCAACAATGCCATGGAGTATTGTACTGGTGAGGTGGTCAAACTTATCTACATGGATGACTTCTTCTATTCAAATGATGCTTTGCAATTGACATATGACACGTTGATTAAGTCAGACAAGATGTGGTTGGTATGTGGTACTAATCACACTAGAGATGATGGTCAGACTTTCGATACTCCATTAGTTCCAAGATGGAACGATAGAATGTTGAAGGCAAGAGGAAACAACACCATGAGTGGTACGTCTGTCATCTCTTATCGTAATAAAAACATGAAGGTACGATGGGATCCTAAGACATTCGGTCTATTGGACATCGATTTCTATCATAGTTTGAGAGGTGAATATGGTGACGGAGTATATCTCAGTAACATTCTAGTCACACAAAGAGTCAATAACGTAGATAATATAATCTCTACCAGGACATCAGAAGAGATCGAGAAAGAATTTGAATATTGTAGGAACAAACACGGAATCATATTATGAAACACTATCTCTCAGTTGCATCAGTATTCAAAAATGAAAGTTGGAATCTTAAAGAGTGGATTCTACATTACAAGCATCATGGTGTTGACCACATCTATCTGGTCAACGACTTTAGTGATGATGAGTACATGCCTATTCTTGAACCTTTCATTCGTGAAGGTTTTGTTACTCTCTTTCAGAACGACATCACGGAGAGATACACTGGTAGACAGACTGATGTAAACAATAGATTCTTTCTACCTATCTGTAACGAAACTCAATGGATTGCTCAGATCGATCTAGACGAATTTCTATATAGTCCGAAGACAAAAGATCTCAAGGAAGTCTTACGGAAGTACGAAAACTATGGGACCGTCGAAACCAACTGGGTATGGTTTAATAGTAACGATCATCTTTACCATCCTACTGGCGGTCTCGTTCAGAATTTTACATCTCGCGCTAAGTTCGGGGACAGGGTTTGGATGACCCACCGATCTAGAAGTGCATCCAGTGGTCAAGAAGAACCTGAGTGGTTCAACCTCTGGGCACCGAAACAGATTGCCAATACTAAGTTCGGTGTTACCAACTTCAATATTCATAAGATCTTTACGAGTGGTCCTACAATCAACCTCTCGTTTGTAGGGAGACCAGATGATCCTGAGATCCTAAACAACCACTACCAGATCCAATCTCGTGAGTTCTGGGAGAAGATTAAGATGACCAGAGGTGCTTTAAATAATTGGTACGCAGCCAATGCAAGAGGTTGGCACACATTCTACTCACTTGACGTAGGTGATATAACTGATACAACACTCGCAGAACAAAACAAGGAGATTAGATTATGACCATCGGTATGAACAACCTGGGACGGAATGGAAGGATTGGTAATCAGATGTTCCAGTATGCTGCATTGGTCGGTATTGCAAAGAACCGTGGATATGATTTTGTAATCCCCCACGACACAGAACTGAGTAACTGTTTTGAGATGTTACACTGTGGTGGTAGGTTTGGAATGATCGATGGTGATGAGGTAGAACTTCATGACTCTCATGAGTTCTGTCAAGAACTGTATGACCATTGTCCTAATCACGTACATCTCAATGGATACTTTCAGAGTGACAAGTATTTTAGAGATACATGGAGACAATTGAAGTGGGACTTCCGATTCAAAGATCCAGTAATCAATGCAGTTGATTACAAGTGGGGTGATATCCTGAGTGAGGATCCTGTTTCTATTTGTGTGAGAGAATACAACAACCACTTTGACTATCCTGGTGCATCAAACAATCACCGCAATCTTCCCTGGGAATACTGGGAGAAGGCGATCGAGATGATGGGTAAGGATAGACCCTATATCATTTGTTCTAACAATCTAGAATTATGTAAGGAACAGGATGTATTCAGGGGTGATAACTTCTACTTCAATGACATCACTGTCGATGTAGATAAGTCACACTTTGATATGTGTCTCCTGTCCAAGTGTTCTGACCATATCATTTCGAACTCCACGTTCTCATGGTGGGCTGCATATCTGTCACAGAATAAAGAAAAACGTGTCATTTCTCCCGATCCATGGTATGGTAGTGGTCTACAACATATCAGTACACAGGACTTGATCCCTGAGTCATGGGAGGTAATTAAGGCATGATTGAAATCGCAGTCAACGTAGGATCACCTGGTCTTGCAAATAGAATTAAAACATATGTGTCGATTCTGACCACATATAAACAGGCTTTGACTGTCAAAGACGCAGACTCTTATATCTTTGATAGTATTGACCTGGCTACTGACGAACAAGTCAGAACATATCCTGGTTACGATCACTGGAGATTTGATTTCTCAGATTACGAGAGACAACATTGTGAGGAGTACAAATATATTGATCTTCTTTATGAGAAGACACCAGAGTATTTCATAAACAAATTCAAGAAAGCATTTTCCTATCTGAAGATCAACCAAGATATCGTTGATTATGTTGATGACTTCACCAAAGACTGGGGTCCTACTATCGGACTACATATTAGGTCCTGGTATTGTGATCGACACCGTTGGCATGACAACCAATTGTTCATCGATGCAATTGATAGACTCGATGAAAGTCAGAAGATCTTTCTGTGTGGTGACAACAAAGATGTATTGAAACAGATTGAAGATGAGTTTGGTGATCGTATCATCACTCACAGTCAAGACAGGTTTAATCATCCACACCTTGCAGAGTCTGGTCACAATCATTCGACACAAGCCAACGTCGATGCGATGATTGACTTGATGTTGTTATCACGTTGTGATACTATTGTAGGGACGTATGCATCAACTTTTGCTGAAGTTGCATGGTGGTTGGGTGACTGTAAGTCAAGAGTCATTATCCCTGAACCACCGAACGTAGAGGAATCTTTTAAGAATAGGATTTTTGAAAAACTATGAGAACATCACTTGTAACAGGTGGAGCTGGATTTATTGGAAGTCACCTGGTTGATAAACTCCTTGACATTGGTCATAGAGTTATTGTCCTTGACAATGAATCTTCTGATGGTCATGATGATTATCATTGGAATAAACATGCTGAGAACTATCCTGTAGACATCAGGAACTTTCATCAGATCGTTGACAAATTCAAGGATGTTGACTACGTGTATCACCTTGCTGCAAAGGCAAGTGTTCAAGCATCAGTAGACAATCCTATCCCTACCATGGAAACTCAGGTGATGGGAACTGTGAATGTTCTTGAAGCTGCAAGAGCTAATGGTGTAGAGAAGTTTGTTTACTCTTCTACGTCTGCAGCATATGGTAATAAGAATCCGATCCCTAACAAGGAAGTGATGAGAGAAGATCCTCTCAATGCATATGCGATTGGTAAATTGTGTGGTGAACAGATGGTCAAGGCATACCATGGTCTTTATGGTATGAAGACTGTTGCATTCCGATACACCAATGTCTATGGTGAGAGAGCACGTCACGTAGGACACTATGCTCCTGCCGTGAGTAAGTTCTTGAAGATGAGGAGAGAAGGTGAACCCTTGACCATCTATGGTGATGGTGAACAACGTCGTGACTTCATTCACGTATCAGATGTTGTCGATGCAAATGCACTGATTAGTTTTCAAGAACTTGATAACTGGGGTGAGGTATATAACATCGGGTTCGGAGAGAACTGGAGTATCAAAGAGATTGCAAATGCAATTGATGACAATCAAGTCTTCCTGTCTGGTAGACCTGGTGAGATGAGAGAGACCCTTGCTGACATCCGTAAGGCAAAGACTGAATTGACATGGAAACCAAAAGTAAATATCCTGGATTGGATTAGAACTCAACTATGATCGATCTCAAAGAAGCAACATTCATCATCCCTATCAGAATCGAATCATCTGATAGGTTACGGAATGTGGTGACGACTGTCGCATTCCTCCTCGAAAATTTTGATACCAATATCATCATCAAGGAAGTTGATTCTGAGTCTGTCTTTCAGAAGGAAGCCATGCCTATCTTGAGAGAGATATGTGAAGTTCCTATCGATGTCAAACACATCTTTGTTCAAAACTATGAACCTCTGTTCCACAGACAGAAAGTTTTGAATGAGATGATCATGGAAGCACAGACCAAGATCGTAGTCAACTATGACTGTGATGCAATTCTTCCAGTTCAATCATACGTCAGAGCATATGAAGGTATCATGAATGGTACGTTTGATGTGGTGTATCCATATGGTCAAGGTAGGTATCAGTATCAGGTAAAGGCATCTGATGATGTTGTGTCTGACTTCCTTGAATCAAACGAGTATGCAATCCTTAAGTCTAATGCAAGAGTCCATGACTCTGACTTTGGGTGGGTTCAATTCTTCGATAGAGATACCTACATCAAAGGTGGTATGGAAAATGAGAACTTCAAAGCATATGCTCCAGAGGACAAAGAAAGGTATTATAGATATACTACACTTGGTTATAAAGTAGGAAGGATAACTGATTACATTTATCACCTTGAACATTCTCGTGGAGAGAACTCCTGGTTCACCAATCCCCACATGACATCTAATAATAATGAGTGGGAGAAAATACAGAGAATGAATAAAGAACAACTTATCGAATATTATTCGGGACAAAGCTATTTGAGGAAATACAATGAGGGTTCTTAACCTTGGTTCGAGTGGACAGATCGGTGCATATCTGACTGAGTATCTGACACGTAAAGGACACGAAGTCGTTGAATTTGATATTGCGAAACATCATGGTCATGACTTGACAAAAATCCCTAATCATAATCTTGAACGTGAGGTAGAGAGAGCAGACTTTGTTTTCTTCCTCGCGTTTGATGTTGGTGGATCACGTTACCTGAAGAAGTATCAACACACATTCAAGTTCCTTGATAACAATGCAAGGATGATGGTGAATGTCTTTGGTCTCCTGGAGAGATACAATAAGAGATTTGTGTTTGCTTCGTCACAGATGAGTAACATGTCTCACTCACCTTATGGTGCTGCAAAGAAGATGGGCGAACTTTACACCAAGTCTCTGAAAGGTTTGACTGTCAAGTTCTGGAATGTCTATGGTATCGAGAAAGACCATGACAAGTCACACGTCATCACCGACTTTATCCGTAAAGGATTTGAAGAGACTGAATTTGATATGATGACTGACGGTACAGAAGAACGTCAGTTCTTGTATGCTGAGGACTGTTGTGAAGCCCTTGAGACAATCATGGAGAACTACACAGACTTCAAACCTGAAGACCCACTTCACATCACATCATTCCACTCTAATACTATTAGAGAGATTGCCAATATCGTTCAGGGTTGTTTTGGATTGATTGGTAGACATGATGTGAAGATTAACTCTGGACTTGCTAAAGATAGTGTTCAGATGGATAAACGGAATACTGCAGACACTTACATTCTTGACTGGTGGGTTCCTAAGACTACAATTGATGTAGGCATCAGAAAAATATTTGATGAAATGAAAAATGATTGGATTTGATTATCTTGGTAAGGCTGGACAATTAGGAAATCAAATGTTCCAGTATGCTGCGACCAAAGGTATCGCAGCACATCATGGATACGAGATGTGTATTCCTGACCATGATGAAGTCTTTCATGATGGAATTGGTAACTTCCTCAAGATCGAACTAGATAAACCCTTTACAATCCCCTCAAGACGAGGTATAGTAGGTGGGTCGGTCGTTCAGGAACAAGGGTTCCACTTCAACGAAGACCTGTTTGAAAACTGTCCAGACAATGTAAGTCTGTATGGTTTCTTTCAGACGGAGAAATACTTCAAACACATTGAAGATGAAATCCGTCAGGACTTCAAGTTCAACTCTAAGATTCAAGGAGAGTGTGAACCTATCGTTGAAGAGGTGTTCGATCAAAGTCCCATTGCTTTACACATTCGTAGGGGAGACTTTTTGATCAACAGTGGTAATCACCACAACCTTTCTCTTGAATGGTACGAGAAAGCCTTGAGTAAGTTTGACCCAGACAGGGAAGTAATTTTATTCACTGATGACCCATTCTGGGCTTCTGCTCAAGAACTATTCAAACCAGACAGATTCCTTCTGTCTGATGGTAACAGTTCCTATCATGATCTGTACCTGATGACACAGTGTAGTGACTTTATCATTGCTAACTCCACATTCTCATGGTGGGGTGCTTGGTTGGCAAACTGTGGTAGAGTTGTTGCTCCTTCCAAATGGTTTGGACCAAACAATGCTCATTTAGACACAAAAGATTTGTACCCTGACCATTGGGAAATACTATAATGGATAGAAACAAAGCCGTACATAAACTTCAAGGTCTTCCAAAGATCTATTGTATCAATCTCGATGGACAACCTGAGAGATGGGAGTACATGGAGAACCAGTTCAAGTATTGGGAGATCACAAACTATACCCGTGTGTCCGCTTACGATGGTCGAGACGACGATCTGGGACACATTCTGAAGGGTAGGTACCCTGACATGTGTTCACCAGGTGAGATCGGTTGTGTGACCTCTCACCTTAAGGCTATCAAAGAGTTCTATGATAGTGGTGAACCATACGCAATCATGATGGAAGATGATTGTGAACTTGATCTGGTCAGGTTTTGGAACTTTACATGGAAGGATTTCTTTGGTAGAATTCCATATGATTGGGATGTAACTCAGATCTCAATTATCTGTACTGGTGATATTAACATCAAGATTCATAAACGTTTCGTGAATGAATTCTCTACTGCATGTTATATTATTACCCGTCATCACGCAGAGAAACTTATCCGTCTTCACTGTCGTGGTGATCTGTACAAACTTGACAATGATGTGAGACCAAGACCTGTTGCAGATGATCTTATCTACAACTCTGGTAACACTTACGCCATTCCCCTTTTGTTATACAAGACCGATCTAGGCTCCAGTATTCATCAAGACCATGTGGAGGTATTCCACAAGAGCAACTATCAGGCTCAGTTTAACTTCTGGTCACAGGCTGGAGCTCAGATGGATATCTCTGAGTTGATGGACTTTAATCCATACCTGGGACGGGTATCCGATCCATCCCAGGGTCAACCCGAACAAGAGGGTTGACAAAGTTCATAAGTATTGTTACTATAAATACTTCACCTTTTGTCTTTCAGTAATTAAAGTAACAATTGGTAACACAAACAGGGAATTGTCGATTCCCTTTCCATCCGTGGGTCAAACTCCACGAGAAAAACGAGGTAAAAACTAATGTTCAAATCTGTATTCGCAGCAACTGCTGCTCTGTCCATGTCCGCAGGAGCTGCTATTGCAGGGCCTTACGTTAATGTCGAGACCAACGCTGGTTGGACTGGCACTGACTACAATGGTGCAACCACCGACTTCCACGCAGGCTGGGAAGGTCCTATCGGTGAGTCCGCTTCTTACTACATCCAGGGTGGTGCTTCCTATGTCGCTCCTGACAGTGGTGACAGCGATGTTGTTCCTTCAGGTAAGGCTGGTATCGGTCTGGCTGTAACCGAAGACCTGGGTCTCTACGGCGAAGTCTCCTTCATCGGCTCTGGTGACGACGATCTGGATCGTGGCTACGGTGCTAAGCTGGGCGTCAAGTACAGCTTCTGAGCTGTAAGTCGTAAAAGTTAATATTAAACATCACGATGTTCGGGTCCCTGACGAGGGACCCCTTTTTTTATGCTTGGTTTTAGACAAAGTTAAAATTTAATTAAGCCAGTATATATACCGAGGTTTGTCTTTCGATTCAACAATTTAACTTGATCTTAAAGACAGACTAAGAGGATCCTGATATAATAAAAGGGTCTTCGGACAAGTAATTTACTCAAAGAACAATGAAACAAATCGCACTTGCCGCACTGGCACTCTCCGCCCTGGCGACACCTGCTTTCGCTGGTCCCTATGTCGAATCCAAACACGAATTCAAAGGGACTGATGAGGATTTCTCCAAGCAAGTCCACCAAGGTCGTATCGGATATGAAACTAAGATCGGTCAATTTACTCCTTATATTGAAGGTGGCTTCGGTCTGACTTCACCAGATGCTGGTGATAATCTAACCTTCACTGCTCTGGAAGTAGGTAGTAAAGTAAAGATCACTGATAATCTTTCTGCTTATGGTAAGTGGGAAAACATCTTCCAAGAAGATGACACTCGCGATTGGAAAGTCGAGTTCGGTACCAAGTACAAGTTCTGATAGGAAATAATGAAACTCAAAGCACTCGCAGCAGTTATTGCTGCCACCCCTCTTATGGTTGCCTGCGGTAGCGCAGAGAAAACATCTTTCAAATTGAATGGTGCAGGTGCTACCTTCCCTGCCCCTCTGTATAATGCCTGGTTTCAAAACATGGCAAAGGAGACTGGTAACCAAGTCAACTATCAAGCAGTTGGTAGTGGTGCTGGTGTCCGTCAGTATCATGCTGGAACTGTTGACTTCGGTGCCAGTGATGGTGCTGTGAGTGATGCAAAACAACAACTACCTATGGTGCATGTCCCCATGACTGGTGGTGCGATTGTTCCTGCATACAACTATCCTGGTTGTGATGTCAAGATGACTCAGACTCAACTTGCTGATGTCTTCCTTGGTAATATCACCAACTGGTCTGAGTTTGGTTGTGCTGATAAAAATATTGTTACCGTACATCGTTCTGATGGTTCTGGTACTACCAAAGGTTTCACCAACTCCCTGTCAGCATTCTCTCCTGAATGGAAGAAGAATGTAGGAACTGGTAAAGCAGTCTCTTGGCCTGTGGGTGTTGGTGCAAAAGGTAACTCTGGTATTGCGGGTGTCATTAAGAACACCGAAGGTGCTATCGGTTACCTGAACTATGGTTATGTGAATGGTGGAAAGTTCCAACAGGTTTCACTACAAAACAAAGATGGTAACTATGTCAAAGCAAATGCTGAAACGTCTGCAGCAGGTCTATCACGGATCGTCTTGGACGATCAGCTTCGTGGTGCTGACCCTAACCCTAGTGGTGCCAATGCATACCCTATTGTCTCCCTTACTTGGATCCTAGCTTATCCTGAGTCAAAGGAAGGGGTGAAGGAAACTCTACGTTTTATGTTGAGTGAAGAGTCACAAGGTCTTTCAGACTCTCTGGGATATGTACCTCTCCCAGAGGATCTTCGACAGAAAGCCCTTACGGCTGTTGATTCACTTAAGTGATCGTATCAACACAGGGACAGTCGAGAGACTGTCCTTTTTTTATTGACAAATGTAAAGAAAACATATATAATGTAACAATACTTCACACAGGAGAGATCCGTGACTGTTACTACAAATGAGTATGGCCAGCAAAACATGTTTGCTAAAGAGCCACAGATGTATGTTTCAAAAACTGACGCCGAGCGTTATGGTTACGAGACCTATGCTGAACGTGCCGAAAAAATGAACGGTCGTTTTGCAATGATGGGTTTCGTTGCAGCAGTTGTATCCTATGCAGCTTCTGGTAGTGTGTTCTTCTTCGGAGCCTTTGGATTCTGATGGAAACTTCTATCGCTGAATTGTTGACGTACTACGTCATCGCGAGTCTCCTATTCGTTGGAGCTCCTGCAGTATTCTTTATCGTAGCATTCATGCCTGCCCTTCAGAATACGAAGGGTCGTATGGTAGGATACAAAGACCACAAAGTATATGGTGATTCCACCATCTACGAAGTAAACCGTACCACTTGACAATGACCGCATCTATCTTTACAATATCGAGTATCGCCTTCTTTGTTTTGTTGGCGTACTCTGTAGAACAATTATCCGAAACTTATTAATCAATGGACTATAATATCACAATCCAAACTCCTGATGGTACAGAGACCACCTTCGAGTGTGCTGATGATCAGTACATCCTTGAGGCGGCTGAAGAGGCAGGTGTAGACCTTCCTTACTCCTGTAAGGCTGGTGCATGTTCTGCATGTGCTGGTAAGATCGTCAGTGGAACTGTGGACAATGAGGAACAATCCTTCCTGGATGATGATCAACTTGAAGAGGGATACATTCTGACCTGTGTTGCATATCCAACCAGTGATTGTGTGATTCTTTCCGAACAGGAAGAAAACCTTTGAAGTAAGTAAAGATTATTATGCCAGATCCAGATGCATTGTGGAAGGATATCCAGAGACTCGATGATTTATATGAAGAGTTACTCTGGGATCCTGACGATGAGTTACAATTCACCCATGATGGTGAGAAAATTATCATTACAAACAAAACACAAGAGGAAAAACAATGAACGAAAAAGCAGAAAGAATTAATGGTTGGGCAGCAATGATCGGAGTGATCGCTGCAATGGGTAGTTACGCAACTACAGGTCAAATCATCCCAGGCATCTGGTGAACGATATGTTACTCATAGCAACATCTCTTATAGGAGGGTTTATCTTTGCAGCCCTATTGAGTGAGGATGTTTCTGATGATGATGACAACGGACCAGACTCAGGTTTAATGCAACCAGTTTATCAAGGTACAAACTAAATACTTACGCCCTAATCTATACTCATGCTTGGTAATTCCAAAGCTAAAGTAGAAGAAAAGGACCATGATGAAGATAAGAGTGAAGTTCTTGGTAATCTGGTGAAAGTCGTTGTACTTATTTGGTCCGCGTCTCTTCTCACGTTTAGTTACGTAAGACTTCCAAACGGTCAAAAAATTCTTGATTTTGACCCTACCTTTATTGCATCAGTGTTCTCTGGCTCACTTGCCGCATTCGGATTGTCCCCTGCTAAAGCAGGAGGTGCTAACGGAAAGGCAGTAGCCAAAAAAGAAGAACCACCTGTAGTATCTGCAGTAGAACCTAAGAAGTAAATTGTACCGAGAACCACACCTTCAAAAGAAGTCTGACGAATGTGCAGACCTCTGGAGGGTGTGGTTTTCTTTTTATGAGAGTAAGGATGATAAGGCACCAGAAGCAAGAAAGAAATGGTGTAACTGTGTAACAGAATTTGGTGAAATGGTAAGTCAGGAAGTCAAGACAAATCCACGTTACAAGTCGATGAGAGGGTTATAGATAGTGTAGTTTACACAAATTAGTATGAAGTTCTTTTTCGCACTTCTTGCTACATTATTCTTCAGTGCTCCTGCGTGGGCAGTAGATGTACAGATGGGATATGAAGGAAACCTTGTATTCGAACCTTCAGAAGTCACCATCTCCCTGGAGAATCGGTCCACTT